ACAACCCACCCATAGAACTAAGAATGTTGTTGAGGAAGTCGTATGGAGATGAGGCAGTTGTGAAGCTACCATTGGCAGTATAACGCTGGTCGCCCGTCAGTGTTGGGTAGTTGTAGTAATCACAGACGTTAGCAGCGATAATGAACAAGGCATCATCAATGTTACTTGCGGCCTCTCTGAGACCGTAACGAGTGTTAGTTAGATAGTCACGGATGCACAGGGCTGGGTTATCAGACCAAGCAGTAGTATCAGTACGGGGGTCATATACTTTCTTACCCTTAATAACTACGGTAAGTTCAGGTACACCATTTGGGAAGGCATCCTGATCGAACTTATAACGAACATAGATATACGAGATACCCTGTAACCTATGGTCTGTGGTCCACTCAGTTACTTCAGAGACTAGATCACTGTCAGAAAGTTGGTCGTCGGCACCAAGGTGGGTGTTAATACGGACAAAACTATCATAATGAGAGGGACTTGTTACATTACCACTACCATCTAAAGTTACTACTTCATCATTGAGGTAAATCTCCTCAAAAGATTCAATCTCGTGGCCAGTAAAGGCAATGACACGATGAAGATACTTATTTTCATCACCAGTAGTACCATCAAAGATGCGAACACCAGCTAACTTAGTTTTGCCATAGACGACCTGATGGTCAGCAATAGAACTCGTCTGTGTTACATTATAACCACTTGTTGCAGAGGAAGCAGATGGTTTAGGGGACAGGGCGTTGATCGCTGCGCCAATAGCAGTAGTCACAAGAAAGTGAGATGCCATCATCCCAATTGCTGAGGTTGCCCCAAAAATTGAGGCGAAGCCCAAACTTGCTGCACCACCAGCACCAAGAGCACCAACAGCAGTTGACATAAGTGCCATACCAGCAGAAATAGCCATATCAATCTCCTAGATATTTAGTATATACCCTCTCAATCAAGTTAAACTTGAGAAAGGACATCAAGGTGTCAAATGGTTGATGCACCTTAGTATTGACTTTGAGGATTGATACCCCATCTTCTTTTAGACACTTCTCTGCAAACTTTATTAGCTTTATGCCAGTATAACCTTTGCGGTAATCTTTATGGAGGTAGATTATATCATTCTCTGCGAAGATATGATCCTTGTAGTGTAGGCTTCTGCCCACAAGAACTACAAAATACCCAACCAGATTAGAACCATCCCTAGCTGTAAAAATCTTAAGTGTTCCAGCTTCTTCTAGTGCCTCGTAAGATTCCCAGTCAGGGTTAAGTTTAATCACCTCTTTGTTCAAGGCAATCTCTTCCCAGTGCAGCCGGATTAGTTCTTCACAGTCTTTACGACAATCACCTAAGAACTCTTGCTGGTAAGTAACCATTACTCTACCGTTCTCCCCCAAACAATCTCTTTGGTTTGCAGGTCCTCTACAAACTCTAATCCCTTATCGTCAGGGAACAAAGTCTTCTGATAGGTAGAAGTAAACCTAGCAGTGCGGGGTTTCTCTAGGTCAATAAGTTTATTCTCAATAGTGAGGGTAATAGTTGAAGCCTCAGCACCCTCTTCAATATTCATCTGGTCCATATAACCAGAGAAGATTTGTGTCAGGCTAGTTGAATCATCCTCACCCTCTACATGAAGCCCAAAGTAAATGTTAGCCTTACGGCCCTGATAAGGCTCACTGAGGGCCAAGGATATAACCTCCGAGGGGACACCACTAAGAGTGATAGTTGCACCCTTAGCGGCGATCTCTGAGGTCTCTTCAACAGCGTCAAACGCCAACAACTGACCAGTGCCATACCAATCAAAACTGTTGTAGTTTAACGTACCTTGACCAGTCCATAGGCGTAATACCTGTTCCCCGTCAAAAAGCATCTCTACAGCAAAAAACGGGTAAATTACTCCATCGCCCAAAGAGTTCTGGACTAGAAGTGAGATGTCTCTGGACATAGGTCAAGTTCCTTATGTAATTACTTCAACAGCCTCAAAGCTAATACCATAAGCACTAGCATTATTGATTGACCATTCTGATGCAGTTTGTTTAAGTCGAAATAGACCCTTAGTGTTTGTGAGAGTAGCAGAGGCAGATGAATAATCAGACCTCAACGAAGGCCAAATCTCCAAGTTACCATCCCCAGTTTGGTCTAGGAGAACTTTATGGAGCCTAGCAGAAGACCCAGAACCAAGTTGGATATAATCACCAGCCTTAAGGGTCCCAGTCATTACCACTGATACTGTAGCATCCCCAGCACTCCCTGTAACGACACAGGAAGAGGCATCTCCTCTATTAGTAGCATAGTCAGGGTCCCCAAGAAGGAACGTCCCTACAGGGCCTCTCATAGCCACTAGGAGGGTAGCCCACTCAGCAGCTAGGTCACGTCTTGTGGATGGGATGGAGACAGAGGCTTCCCACCTCTGCCCACCAAAGTCTACTACTTGCTGTTTATATGTGAAAGGTGATTGGGAAGTTGTCACCGAGTTCACTGCACGAAGAGTAATAGCCTCAATCCCGATTGTCGTTGGGGTGTTTAGTGGATAAGTAATTGCCATGTTTTTTCCTTACGAGAAGGTGGCTTTCATTTGACCACCACGTCTACGACTATCCATGATTTGTTTCTGTGTCATCTGAGCAATCTGAGGTGCTGCCTGAGCAATGATACGTTTAACACTATCATCACCATTAGCTGCGAAGTTGAAGGTTTGGTGAACAGTTACATTACCACCACCAGCGACACCCAACTTACCATCTGAGCCACGTTTCAGAGGCATGATAGCTTCAGGACCAGCTTCACCCATGACACCAAGACCACCAGAGTGGGCAAATGCTGTGGGGCCATTAACTACACCACCATTAGCAAACATCTGGACGCCTTTATTCCAGACGCCACCATCTGCTTGGAATGCACTCATAATGCTACCAACAAGACCAGAGCCAGTGCGAGTGGATTGGTCCCAAGAACCGACCATCTGTTGAACGACAAGGACCCGATACAACTCTTTAAGAATTTCAGCAGCCATACTCCTGAAAGCATCTTTAACAGATGTAGTCCCATCAATAATTGACATAAAGCCATTTTCCATTGCGGACTGCACTGTGTCAGCTAGACCTTGCTGTCTTTCGATTTCTTGGTTGTATTCGATTTGCTTGTTGATCTTATCCTCTAGGCCCTGAAGGATTGCAGCATCTACATCTTTGTAGTTTGAGCCAAGGGCTTGGATGATTTTGCGTTGAGCTTCTGTCTTGCCATTCAATAGTTCTTGTACAGACAGAGTTTCCTGTAGCTTTGCTAGGTTATCAGCAAGGACTTCAGCAGGTGTTTTACCACCCCCCTTGCGCTCTGGTTTCCTTGCCCTGTTACGGCGATCCTCAAGCACTTTATCCATTGCCTCTTGTGCAGGGGTCTTTGGTAAGTAATTAAGGGCCACATCAGGTATTGCACCAGACGCCACACCCGCTCTGACAGATGCCTCTAGATACTCACTACCAAGTGTCATTATGTCCATGGCCCTAGAGTAAGAGATGCCAAGTTGGGCAGCCATCTCAGCCGCAGCTTTTGCGGCAGAACTAATGCCAGTAGTAATATCAACCCCAGCCAACTGTAGCTGTTTTCTAGCAGCCTCACCAATCTCTTTGTCAAGGTCTGCAACAATATCAGCATACTCTTGTGCTGCTTCAGCCATCGCATGGTTTTCAGCAGAAAGTTTAAGTGCCGTGTCGTATGATTCCATAAGACTTTGTACAAGAGCTTCATTTGTTATTTTACGACGAAGTTCAGCCTCGTATAGCTTACGTTCTTGGGCGATTTCTTCTTGTTTAACCTCTGTGGAATCTTTACCGTATTGAACTATAAGTTTAGCAATGGCAATACGATCTTCTAAGGTTTGATTTTCTTCTTTGAAGTAATCAGCTTCTTCTTCTGCAGCCATCTCCCTAATCTTACGCAGACGTTCTTCAGCAGCAGACACTTTTTCCGTAGCATTCGCCAACATGTTGGCTTCAACAACTTGTGCTCCAAAATTAAAGATGCGAAGGGGAATGTTGCCAGATTGAGCCGCTGTCTCTGTGGTTCTTGTAATATTTTCTAGTTGAGCACGAAGTTTAGCCAAATCTTCTTCGGCTTGCTTGATGCCTTCACCACCAATAAGCTCATCTTCAGTAACCCCAGCTGCCGCAGCTCGTTTAGTGATTAAAAAATCCTTAATTGTATCATCAAGTGATTTTAATCTATCCTCTAAGTCAGAGATACCACCAGTTGCTTCTTTGTTTGCCTTTCTGCTCTTCATCCAAGCTGCACCAAGGGCGGTAATCAGCGGAAGTGCAATACCTATAATTGGCAGCATCGCACCAAACGACACAGAAAGCCCAAGGATACTTGTCTTAGCTGCTAGGGTCGCAGGCGGTAGATAATACAAAGCGCCGACAAGCTGGGTAGCTTGCTGGCCAAAGGCAACCATTGGGTTTGTGCCAGATTGAACTTGAACTAAGAAGTCACCTACCTGATAACCAGCCTGCTGGGTGAGAACACCAGTCCGGTTCATAGATTTACCGAAACCAGTCTGAGCCTGATTAGAAGCAATCAGAGCCTTCCTATACCGCAACAGTTCAGCACCAGCTTCCCTGACAGTCATCGTCTCATTTGCGATTGCTTGGCGGAGCATCGCCTTGAGTTGGAGGGTTTTCTGTTGCACAGAATAGGCTTGGTCGTAAGAGGACCGGAAACGGTTAATAGCCTGAGTGTTATTTTGGATTGCAACCTGTTCTGCTTTAGCTTCCGCAGCCTTTTGAGCTTGCATCCTTCTTGAGAAGTCTAAGGTAAGTTTAGCTTCTTTAGCCCTCTGAGCCTCTAGCTTTTGGGAAAGTGCAATTTCTGCTTTAGCTTCCGCAGCCTTTTGAGCTTGCATCCTTCTTGAGAAGTCTAAGGTAAGTTTAGCTTCTTTAGCCCTCTGATCCTCTAGCTTTTGGGAAAATGCAATCTGTTGCCTAACTGTATCAAGGGACCTTTTTTGTTCTGCTTCAGCCCTCTTAAAAGCTGCCGCAAAAACACGGGCTGATTTCTCAGCAGCAGAGCCAACCTTATTGATTTCTTGGTTTGCAGCTTTAACCTGTGAGTAGTCTACTAGAAAACTAATATCAGCCATTGGCAACCCCCATATAAATTCCGTCCAGCTTCATTACGACATCAACCTCCCAAGGTTCTAGGTCGTTAGCGGTAAGTTCTTTCCAAGCCCTAATTTGTTCATAAGAGATTGGGTTAGGCCCTGAGAACCCAGCCCCTCTCGTCCTACTAAGACTCAAAAAGGCAGACCAGAGATGCGACAGGAGATTAGGAAATTTAGTCGGGGGTTCCAATCCTGTGGGCATCTTCTTGGTCTGCCTTCTTACTTGTTCTAGGTGTTCTCTTTCCGTAACACCATTTTTGTCTGGTTTGTTAAGCCTGAATTGATGTTCAGCCCAAGAGCATAATTCACCAATTAGGCTTTCATAAAATCCAGAGAGTTAGCAGCAGCTTCCTCAATCTGGTTTTTAATCCAGAAGACTTCATCATAAATATGACGAGCTTTAGCTTCAGTTAGTTTTGGTTTCTTACCTTCGTAGGTAATATCCCAACTCTTTGTCGTTCTAGCCATAAGCTCTAGAGCAGCTTCTTCTAGCTGTTCATAATCAATATCGGTAGAACCCTTTGCTTGGGCAGCTTTAAGACGAATATTGATAAGTTCTCGTTGAACTTTCTTATATTCCTTAGAGTGCTGTGCATAAATGGTAATGACCATCGGGGTGCCATCATCATTCATAAGGGGTTCTTTAGAGATGGGATGTTTAATATCCACAACGATCTCGTCAGATTTAGGAGCAAGGTCTTTTAGGTCCATCGGGGTTTCCTTTTATGTTATCGGGTATCGGGTAGTAGGGGAGACACAAAACCCGACATTCGTGCCTCCCCGCCCTAGCTAGGGATTAGTTTAGATTAAGGGGTCGCAGGACGTTCAATCTTAATGTTAGTTCCTTCGGTGCTATCATAGAGAGCAACAAATGAGAGCGAGATCATCCGAGAGGTCGGGCCATCGACACCAACATCAGCAGAGTTAATCTTGATCTTCGGGAAGGTGAAGGTGTATGCATTTGCAGCGGTGGGATCGTCTACCGAGACTACCAGTTCCGATTCCACTTCGTTCAGGAAGCGGTTAATCAAAGCGGTATCTTCGAAGTAAGCGGTCATAGTCCCCTCAACAACAGCCTGACCATACTCAAGGCTCGGTGTCGAATCACTACCAATAACAAAGGTGGGAGCAAACGAGTTAGTGAGGGTGAAGTCTAGGCCAGTAACGATAGCTACAGCAGACGAGTTACCCACGTTACCGATAGCAAGATCACCAGAGTAAGCATCAAACGGGGCAGCACCAGAATTAGCATCTTGGGTTTTCTGAGTAGCCGAGATGGTCATGTCTTTACCAACCATACCGAAGGTAGTAGTAACCATCTGGTTAGGGGCAAGAGAGACACCCATCGACGAAACAGTGCAACCAGTGAACAGACGAGCTTGGTCAATGTCAGCAGCGTAGTCTTCAATCGAGAAGTATTTGGGGGTGGTGCCAACCTTCAATACATCAGACGACCAAGAATTAAGCATTGCAGCTGCAAGGAAATCGTCATAATCAGTATCACGAAGATCAACGACAATATCACCAGCCACTTGACGGTTGCCATGACGGTCAACACGAGGCATACGGTCAGCTTGGATGTCGTTACCAGTTACACGGTCTTTGGTGAGGTTCAGCGAATGGGTGCTGAAAGGAAGGTTTTGGAAGTTACCAGCGGGGGTCGTGCCGAAAGTCGATTCGACGATATACGACAGGCTGGAACGGGAACCTTGTGCGAAAGCCATAGGGAGTTCTCCTAAAAATTATGCGTAGATGTACCAGCCAATATTTACTGGCACCATGTAGAACGGTCCATCAAGATTGCCAAGGTCTCTCTCAGCATAACGGATGGATACGATAATGTCGCCATTAGCTACATCAGTAGTAGCATCAAAGGCTTCAATAATTTTATCTGCTAGTTCATCAGCAGCGGAAGGTCCGCCATCATCAGGAACATAGCAATCAACCCGAAAGATACCTTGATAGTATTGTTGGGGGTTAGTCCCCCTAACGGCAGGTTCACGGACAGTTGGGACAAGCCTAGCTTTTACATAGGATTGACCAGTAGTTGGGGAAAAGTTTACATTCTCCCATGCAATAGAAGGAATACCTGAGATTTGGCTCAGTTTGACTTCCAATGCGGCACGGATTTCAGGGTAAATGGAAGCCATGTTTATCTAAACCTATCTTTTGTTCTGGCAAACACTAGGTAACGAAGCTGATCCTCTACCGCATTAGCATGAGGTGCTCTATTACGGAGTGTAAAGCCATTCTCCTCTAAGGGGTCTATAGCTCTGACTTCAGCTCTTAATCTAGCGGCTTCATCTAATTTCTTAGCTTCTTTATCAGCCACAACCTCTTTATTATTAGAGGATCGAGAACGACCACCACCAGAACCTTTTGGTACCACAGAGAAAGACTCTATATATGCACCAGTTTGAATGGGAGAGATGGCGGCAGCGTAGGAGACAACCTCTTCTCCCTTAGACCAAACTTTCTCTTTTACATCACCACGAAGTTTATCCAACTTGTTATAGAAGGACTGGTTGATCGTCAACTGTTTAGCCATAGGGTCTACTCCTCAACGTGACAGATGTAGCAAACAGCAGAACCATTAGAGAAAATTGTAGTTACAGAGGAAATACTAACTGTGTCGCCATTACCAAGAATAATATCCTGAGTGTCGGGTTCTACTCCATCAAGGGCAGAAATAAGACACTTACGTTTACCACGAACAATTTGGTCAATGTTCATGTTGTCGTAATTGTAAAAGTAACCAGTTACTGTGTAATCTGTGGTATTTGAACCACTCACTGAACCTGTAGATGGATTATATGTGCCATCAGTAGTAACTTTACGAAGAGTTACACTCTGACCAAAATCCCGAAGTAGGTTATATAGATCGAAGGACCGAAAGGACATAGCCTACTCCCTATTCGTATTCAGGGGTTTCATAACTCGGAGGATTACGGAAACGGTCTCTGCGGAAGGAGCCTTCTACACGATTAGTGTTCTCACGGACGGTAGTGATGCCAGCTTTGGTAATACCACCAGCGACCACACCAAGAGAAGCACCCGTCTTCTTACCCTGATACTCTAGGTTCTCAGCTAAGGCTGTGTAGTGCTTCTGTAGATCAGAATAGTCGGCACTCAAAGCACCATCAAGCGAAGTATTAACCTTACGAGAGTATTGAGAGGCGATAGTACGAGCTAACCAAGCAGCCGCATAATAGATGTTATTGTTGGACTGACCAAGGGCAAAGATGACCTCTTCGTCCTGAACCTGTTGGTCTAAAGTCTCAGTGTCACCCAACAAAAGCCGCACAGTGTTGAGACGACCAGAGGTGGTGTCAGTCGTCAAGTTCGAGGGATCATAACTCCAAGCCATTGGTCGTCCTTATCTTAGTTTAGAATACCATCACGGATTTCAAAGAACTTGTCCTCAATCCATCGGTTATTACGAAGGAAGCTACGGAGAAGGCCACGTTGCTTACTGTCAATCTTGGATTGCTTACACTTCTTAGCGTTAAACTCGTTGATAGAATTAGTCCTACCTTTGACTTCTACGTTAAGAAGACGCACAAGACTTTCAAGTTGAGAGCCATCTAGTTCTTCTAGTCGGTCACCAACCTTAACTTCTTTTTCAAATTCTTTATTGTGGTAGATATGGCCTGTTGCATACAACTGAGCTACACGTTCAGGAGCAACATCTTTTGTTAGCCAATCAAAATGCTCACCCTTCTCATAATCACTGAAGGGGATTTTTACAAAAACTGGCCAGTCAATCTGCCAGCCAAGATACTTCGGGTGTGTCATGTCGGGGATTTCCTATGTTTTAATTGGGGGATACCCTTATTAAAGGATACCCCCCGAAAGTTTAATTAGGCAACGATGGTCTTGAAGAAGACACCGAGGTCAGCACCGACAACTTTCATGTCGTATGCCATCTTAGCCTGAATGTGTTCAGCAACACCAACACGGCGCAGAGCATCATCCGAGAACGACTCGACAGTGATACCGAGGTTCTGGACGCCTTGCAGGTTGTTCCAAGCGAAGGTAAGACCAGCGGCGGGGGTCATCAGACCAGCCGACGAGGGGGTGTAGGTCAGAAGAGCCGACTTACCACCGATGAAGGCATTCGATTCTGCCAGACCTTCAGCAGCCGAGTTCTGGACAGCTTCCATGACGTAGAAGTTTTCTACTTCAAAGATTTCAGCCAGTTTGGCATTGGTGATGAGGGCAGTGTTCGAGACAGTTGCACCACCGTTCAGACGGGCAAGAATGTCAGGATGGTTAATCAGGATGTCACGGACTTCCTTACCAACAACCATCGTGTTCGGCTTATAGCCGCCCGACTTGAGTTGCATTGCACGACGAGCAATGGTAACGTCAGTAATCGGAGTAGCGTTAGTGTAATCCGACCACTGAGTGACTTCAGCGGCAGTGTCGTTATCAGCGTTAGCAACACCAGTGTATTCAGTGTTCCAAACCGAAGCCGAGAAGAACGTGTTAGCGAAGTCGATTTCACGGTCGATCAGCAGGTTGGTGATGAGGGTCTGTGCGCCAGCGGCACGGATTTCCAGAGCGGCATCTTCATTGGCGATGGTCTGGTCATCAAAGTCCATACCAAGACCGAAAACATCAGCGTAGTAGCTGTCGGTCGAAACCGAGAGACCGATACGCTTAACTTCGGTACGGGGAGCAAGCGGCTGGCGTTCGCCACCACGGTTCATGCCCGCACGGTCATAGATGTAATACTTGTCGGACTGCTTATTAACACCAACAGTGGGGAACACTTTGTCAGCGATGAAGTTCGACTGGTCTTGAACATAAGCCAGCGTAAGGTTAGTAAGCGGCTGATCTACATGAACAGCAGAAGGGGTCAGCATAGGCATATTATAAAATCCTTATTTTAATGCTGGTTACTATTAGGCAACAATATTGCCGCCAGTGATGAGTTCGATCTCAATGATCTGACCATCAACACCAGCTTCTTTAGCATAGCCCATAACGACATCACCAGAAGCAGCGGTAAGAGCGTTGCCATCTGCGTCAGCTTGGACAGCAGCACCAGCAGCAATCGTGCCACCAGCTTCTACCATGACCGAGCCACTACGGACTACGGTGACAGCCTTACCAGCAGCAGCGCCGACGATGCAAACGCCATAGCACTGTTCACCAGCCGAGTTTGCGAGGTCAACAAAACCATCGGACTCAAGGGTTACAAATTTAAATTGAGCCGACGAGAGGTCCACGCCAGCAATTTCAGTACGAGTATCACGGGACTGCATTACAGCCATAATTATTCTCCTTTATAGGACTTGTTGATAAGAGCCTTGCCTTCTTCGGTCTTTGCCACAGCAGCATAAGCCTTAGCATATTCACTCTTTTTAAGTTGATTGTCTTGCATGTAAGACTTAACCAGAGCATCCAGCTTGTCGGCTGCGGTAGCAAACTCACCATCAACGTCCGACTTACCAAACTCTTGCATTGCAGCTTCAAAAGCCTTATCAGCAGCAAGCAGTGCCGCCATAATCGCTTCGTCGTTACCAAACGACTTAACCAGCGATTTAGCAGTGTTGAGATCAAAGTGCGGGAGAGCTTCCGATGCACGTTTGGTCAATTCAATGTCAGCCTTCTCTAGCTTTGCAGCTTCAAGGGCCTTCAAAACGGGGGCAGGGATGTCAGATTTACTAACCATCTCACCCTCAACTTCGATCATCTCGACTTCTGCTTTCTTTTCGATAGCATCAGCTTTAATAACGAAACCATTTTCAATGAGACCCTTGCGGAGTTGCTCATTTTCTTTACGAAGTTTTTCAACATCAGCCTTGAGGGCTTCAACGTCTACTACTACTTCAGTAATTTCTTCCGACTTCTCGGTCACTTCATCGTCAGATTTCTTAGCCTCATGAGTTGCACACATCTTCTCAGCGGTGCAGTCGGGGCAATCATCCATCTTTTCGGTGACTTCGACTTCTTCAATTTGTTCTTGTTCGTTCATAACGTCCTCTTGGGAGTCATCACGCTTAAAGAGGCTTACCATTGCCTGAGCATTGGCAGGACGGTCCACAAGGGACAGTTCATCAAGCATGAGGTTTTTAAGTAGATTAGCCATTGTAATCTTCCTTTACTGCACGACCGCCAATGCTAAATGCGGCCAATTCACCAGACTTAACCATATTCCAGACTGCATCGTCGTAGACTTTATAAGCTACAACCCAGCCCTCACGGTCAGACTGAATACCTAGAGCATCACCAATCTCTTTAGTGATGGGAAGGGAGTGAACAACGACACCCACTTGTTCCCCTGTGTGCATAGCCTTACCGACACGCACATGCTCCATAAAATCGTTTACTGCTTTGACGAGAGTGTCTGCTTCAATAACATCACCCTGACGATCAACAACAGGTTCACCCTTCTCGGTAACAACGGATGCCCAGCCATATACCATACGCTGTTCGTCGTCTGCCTTAAGGATTTTACCTTCAATATGTTTTGTCATATCACCCACCGAAGTATCTGCTTCCCACATACGACAAGACCAGTAACGAGCAGATGTCTTATCAGTAGCTGTGTCACAAGAATGTCGGGAACGGAAATTAGCACGAGCTTTCGGGTTATCCCGCCGGATTTCCATGTTAGGATCACCGAATGTTACTCGTTTTATTTTGTCGCCATCCTGAACGAAAACTTCGAACTTCTTGTTTCCACCTTGGATACGGCGTGGCTTATTCAGAGTAACTTTCTCACCCTGATATTCTGCCTTCTGTAAGTCTTCCTTTAGCACCTCTGCCACAATAGCCCTGAGAGCCTCTATGCGGTCCACTGAGGTATCTTCTTCCTCTTCTTCAGGTTCCCCTAGCGGAAGATCAGCTTGCTGCCTGTAGAAGTCCATATAGGCTTCCTCCGAGGCTGCTGGCATATACACTGCTTGTTCGTTGTAGTCAGTGACATGAATTTCACCACCAAGACCCATGTCCATACTACGGGAACGAGCTTCCATCTCAGTAGTGAATATGTCGGCAGCATATTGTGCCTTCTTTACTTGAGACCAAGCCCCAGCCATAGCAGCACTCTCAGAACGACCCTCGGCAATCATGCTATTGAACACATGCATCCATTGACGAAGTTTCTTTGGGTCTTTGATTTTGTCCCTAACAGCTTTTGGTAGGTCACTTGTTGACGAGTAGGGCATGTTAAACTACCTTTGCCATATAGAGGTTAAAGTTTACGAAAGCATCAGCACCAGCGTTATCAGAGATACAAGTAACACGAAGGTCAGCATTTGCTGGAACGATAGCTACAGGATCAAGGGTTACGTTGAAGTTACCAGAACTAGAACCAGCGACGATAGCTGCACCTTGCGTGAAGACACCACCCTTTGGTCTTACTTCCAACTCAAACTCAATATTAGCTGTCTGCTTATTGCCCACACCACCAAACCCCTGAGTAACAAAAGCGTATGTCTCACTGTCGAATGTGGTAGCTGCTTTGAATGACTGATTAGAACCAGCGGGGATTTGAATGTGTGCCTTAGTCAGGTCTGTGGGGACACCAGCGGAAATAGTGGTATCCTCGTAGACGTAGACTGCACCGATAAGGTTGTGACTATTAGAATTGGTAGCCATAGAGACACGAGCCACTGGGGTAGTAAGTGCTACCTTATTCTGACCATTTAATTGGGCAGTCTGAACGACAAAAGTGAAATCACCATTTGCATCTACCGTATGACATTCCAACCGGATTAGTTGGTTATCAAGGGCAGAGCTAGAAGATATGTGAGTAATCAGATTGTCGTTTAGGTAGTTTTCATTACCACCAAGGGTCCAGACAGTTTCTCGTGTGAGACCTATATCGTTATTACGACCAAATCGTAGTAGGCTTTTAGCTTTAGCATCAATAGAGACTTCTACACCATATTGATTATAGACCTCACGTTCAGCTTGAACTAACCTAGCATCTGGTATTTCGTACAGGCGTCTTGCCCAGTTACCACTACGCCCCTGCATTAGTTCAGTTCCTTGACTACCGTAACAACCTTGTTGCCATTGTTAGGAAAGGTCTCTACAGAAAGGTCAGAATATGTAACTTCAAACTCAACGTAGTAAGTTCCTACCGTGTCTGTATCACCAGTCTGCCAGTCGTATTGGACGACACCACCTTCGGCATTGGTGATTGTCATCTCAGCGTCAACCTTGATCGTCCCGTCAACAGACTTCATGTGGAACATTACAGTAGCACCAGTAAGATTTACTGCCGTCTGAGAAGCGTCTTTAAGGGTTGCTTGTAGGGAAGGGGAGGTATCATTTTGTTTAATACTGAAAGCCATTATGCAACCCTATTATATTCGTTGTTGTAGTCTGCGTAGTTGTAATCACCAAGGATCACTACACCGTTTTGGTTGTCTGTAACATTAGCGTAGTTATGGTCAGTAAGTTCTACATCATTGTAGAGTTCTGCCATATCCACCGAAGTTGTGCTATCACCTTCGATAGAGACAACCCTACGTCTAGAAGCATTGATATAAACTACACCGACTGTTGGGCTTCCTGTTACGATGGAGTCCCCATTGAAGTGGAAGATAACAGTAAGTGTGCTTGCACCAACAACAGCCCTCTGTGTCGTAATATCAACACCAATAAGTGTGTTTACTCCGCTAATAGAAGCCTCACCAACAGCAGGTTGCCCAGATACAATATTATCTGCGACAAGCACTTCCACTATTGTAGCAGTTGTCGTTCCGACAGTAGGTGGTGCGGTAGTAATATTAGCAGCGACAAGAACGTGGCCTTGAGCCACTGTAGAAGCAGTGACTACAGGCTGTCCCGTAGAAATGTTTACGGGAATTAGGGAATGATCTTGCGTAAAATCAGGAGAGCCAATAGTCGGGCTACCCGCAACAATCGGATCAGCGAGGAAGGTTTCATCTTCCGCCATCGTGATAGACGGAACGACAGGCTGACCAGAGGTCACATCATCGCCAAGGATCACATGCTCTTGCGTGATGCTGGAAGAGCCAACAGTGGGCGATCCTGTCAGGATGCTATCGGCTGTCAGGCCAGTTGCTTCGATCACCGAAGGCTGACCAACGATAGGCTGACCAGACGTGATATCTGTTGATGCTAGATCGTGATCCTGAACAATAGTTGACGACAGAACAACAGGCGATCCTGCCGTCAAGCTGTCTGCTGTCAGGCCATGCTCTTGATTGATGGTCGAGGAGCCAACAGTAGGCTGACCAGTCGTAATAGGATCAGCGAGGAAGGTTTCATCTTCCGCCATCGTAATAGATGGGACGGTGGGATTTCCTGTGGTGATGCCTGCAATCGTAAGGCTGTGGTCCTGAGCAATGTCAGAAGCACCCACCGTAGGTGTGCCAGCAGTGATGCCAACACCGGACAGGCTATGCTCTTGCGTGACCGTGCCAGAGCCAACTGTAGGTGATCCTGTCGCTATAGCTGTAAGCGTAAGATCATGCTCTTGGCTAATGCTAGAAGCACCAACTGTAGGTGATCCTGTCGCTATAGCTGTAAGCGTAAGATCATGCTCTTGGCTGATGCTAGAAGCACCAACAGTTGGTTGACCAGCAGTGACACCAACCAACGACAGAGAATGCTGCTGGGTGATGCTAGAAGCGCCAACAATAACCTGACCAGTGACAATCCCGTCAGCGTTAATCAGGTAGACGATAATCGCCCCATCATCAGCCAGAGGAGCGGAAGAGAGGGGCGAAAATCCGAGCATTTACTTATCCTACGATAGCAGCATTCCCAGCAGCGATAGCAGCATCAATCGGTGCCATGTCTTCAGTGGTCCAGAAGTCAGCACTACGCATACCTTCGAGGTGCTGCACATTGCGCTGGATCACCGTGTCGTCACCTGCATACTTATCAGGATTGGCGATTGCATCGTTGATAACCCACACGCTGTCGAGACAGGCCGAGTAGTGCTTTGCGATGCGTTCAGGTGTCAGTTGATCTTCCATGTCAGACCTCAAGGTTTAGTGGGCCAAGTGACTTCATACGGGAAGCCTGATTGTGCAGTTATATCACGAAGTGCCTGCCGATACAGTTCCCATTCTGCTGGGATGTTCTGACCACGTTCGTATGACTTGATCACGATCCAGTCGGTCTCTTGCAGGAGGTCATCACGGAGGGAGCGGATGTTGCGTTCAGCTTGATCTAGGGGCAGAGCCTCCAGCTTATACGGAAGTATCCATGCACCGTTGACGTTGACAAACTCGTCGTCGATCAGACGCCATGCGAGACTGTCGTATTGATCTGGCTTTGGTCGAGTGTAGGGATACACGTCATAGCTTGCCAGAAGTTCGTCAGGGATCAGCTTAGGGAAGCTGGTCTGCGGATTATCACGGCGCAGTTGTCCCAGTGTGTATGTGGCTGGGGTGCCGTTTGTGAGTTTCAGGTGCATTTAGGTTGTCTCCTGTTATGGAACAAGTTGGCCGATGATACAGAAACCACCAGCAGTCAAGGCAAGGCTATAACTTGATGTGTTTTTATAAAAAGTTTGCGTCCCCGTAGATGCCCCTGCGGAGTAATTGTCCGCAGTAACAATGGTCGCATATTTTCCAGTGCCTTGTTCAGTTACAATCGATGTAAGTGAAGTTGGCGCACCTTGCGTAGTGTCAATCAATGTTCCACTTGAAGAGCGACCGCTGAGGAATATCGCTATGTAGTCAGAACTTTCTGTTAACGATCCTGCTGTTGCACTTGGGTTTGAAGTGCCTGTCCCAACACGATCCATTGTCCCGACAAAACCAATTTCAGATGCACCACGGAACAACATGCGAGTAATTGAGAAGTCTTCCCCGCTTGTTGTATATGTCTCAGATGCTGTTAAATCTCCAGAGGCTGCAATCTTGTAGTTTGTATAAGTAGTCGGGTGATTATCAGAGGAACCTGTTCCAGTTATAAAGGTATAGCCAGAAGGCTCTGCAATCCTATCGGTGTTACCGTTTCTACCGTTCCAAACATAAATCAACATATCCCCGACTTGCATACCGCTATATGCAGAAAGCGTAAGGGTTCCACCCGAAGATACATTATAGTCATACCCAACGAATGTTACGTCTGGAACGCCAGCCGAAACCCCCGCCCGAGCCATCAACAGCTTTTGCGACGAAGTAATCATGCCATCGCATCCCCAGCGAGGAAGCCATACCAAGTCGTGCCTCCGTCCACTGTCATAAAGGTGTAGATGTCCTTCTCACCGCTTGCAGGTGCATCAGGAGCCGTGCCACCAGCCCAGTCAACCGAGGCAGGCCATGTCAGCGTGTGAGTGCCACCAGCAGTGATGATGAGGCTGAACGTGCCGACCTGACCAGACGACGGAGCGCCCGTGAAGGTAAACGTGGTGTTGCCAGAGGTCGTCAGCGTGTAAGTGTCCCGTGCGCCTACGTTCACCGATGGAGTGGTGCCTGAGAGGGCTGCACTGGTGTTGTCGATGCCAGCGGCGGGAATACGGAACCGAGTGATGTTAGCATCGCCTAGCGTGATTTCGTTAGAGACTGTGGCGGATGATGCTTGGGCAGAATACCCGACAAGTGTGTTGTTTGAGCCAGTAGTGATACCAGTAGTGGCATCATAGCCAGCCACAGCGCCAAGAAACGTATTGCGTATCCCGCTAGTGATACGATAGCCTGCAAGGTATCCAATAGCTGTAGATTGCAAAGTGCTTGGAGACGTCCCCCCATATAAAGCGAAGTATCCTACAGCTGTGTTATTGCTGCCAGTAATCTTAGACCCAGCCTTGCCGCCAACGTAAGTATTTTCAGTAGCACCAGTAAGGGAACCGCCAGCGGCGCTCCCGATTGCTACGTTTTCACCAGCCGTGGTAGCAGCATCCAATGCACCATTTCCGAGGGCCACGTTGTTGGAGCCTGTGGTCAGGTTAGCGCCTGCCTGATGGCCTCCAAGAAAATTGTGAGACCCTGTATCTAGGTCATAACCCGTCTGGTAGCCGATGCCGATATTGTGATCACCATTCAGAAAAGAAACTATTGATCCGTATAGCGCATACGCCCCAATGCCAATATTATAATCGCCGTTGTTCCAGTAAAGTGAGCGATACCCCACAGCAGAGTTATAGTTAGAGAAGTCTGGCCCGTTTAAGGAGTCTACGCCAATGGAGGTGTTTCCAACCCCTGTAAAAGTGTATTGCTGGCTATTGTAACCAACAGCAGTATTGTTTGCAGACGTGCCACTTTGTGTCAGGGCATTAGTGCCCAACCCAACGCTTGTGCTATTTGTCCAGCCGTCCGACAACCCATCAATGTCAGCGGCCCCACCGCTTACAGCAACCCAATCATAGTCCGAGCCAGTCCACGACAAAACCTCGCCAGACGAAGCCGTGCCAGTGTTCAGGTGGGTGTCAACGTCAGAGTTGGTGTAAGCAGCAGGGATAGTCGGCAGGCCAGACAGGTCGCTGTATGCGCCAGTCGTGGCGACAGTAGCCAAGTCAGACGGCTGGACGATGTCCTCAGCGGCAGCCGTTACATACACGACAGCACTGCCAGACAGGTTCAGCAGAGAGCCAGTCGAACTCTCATCTAGCACACGGGTAAGAGTGCCGGAAGAGTAAGTGCCAAGACCAATCTCCCAAGCATCACCGTCCTCGATGACGTAGCGAACCACATCAGAGTTAGCTACACCAGCGGCAGCGAAAGTCTGATACCCGTCAACCGCTGACCCAAGCGTGATTGGGCTTCCAGTGCCAGTGCTGGCGGTGGTCATTTTAGCACGGTTGACGAGTTTAGTCATGGTTCACCTATTATGCAGGATCAGGGATGCCAATCGTCACAGACGACAGCGTGAACGTGTTACCAGAAGTGACAGACTGCGAGGCCGACAGAGAGCCAGTTGCCAGCAGGCGGGAGTTAGCCGTATCAACAATCGCATAGTGGGTCGCAGTGCCAGTGCCAGTTACCGAACCATCAGAGATAGCTGCCACAACAACTTCACGACCACCACCAGTGCGATCTTGCGGTGCGCCAATCGACAGAGAAGTGCTGTTGCCCAGAGTGTAGGTGGAAGTAGCGTTAGCGTAGGTAGTAGCTTCTTGCGAAGTAATGTGGATAGCGTTAGCTTCTGTGTCCAGAACGGTCAGGCCGTTGTCGAACACTCGGTCATTAAGAGTAGCCATTATTCAGTTTCCTGTGGGTTGGTTTGTTTTCCAGTGTTCAATTCTGGATCGTAATTAAGTTCAGCAATTGCCATAAGGTCACTAATGACTTCAGGATGATTACTAACGTCGATATTCGCACCATTAAGATTGCGAAGAAAGGCTGCAATCTCACGAAGATCATGCGGAGCAACATCGCCAGCTTCAATAGTTGGCATCAGGTCATAGTTCAGACCGTTCAACTCCCAGAGACGTTCAACCAACTGTTTGTTGAGAACATCTACGATTGCTTGGATATAACTCTCAAGCGCACGGAGGAACAGGTCTGTCTTCGACTTGGAGAGGGCATAGGAACCACCCTGCGATCCAAGAAGAAGAAACTCAGAAAGGACACTACGAGCAATGTCATGCTGATAACGACGAACAATGGGGTCGATTTCGATATTACGGGTCCCAGAGGACGACATCAACTCAATATCAACCAAACGGTTGTTGCTTAGTTTACCTTCAGTGTCAGTATAAACATCAGATGGCAGAATGATGT